CCGCAGGTGGTATTGTAGGTGCTGTCAGAGGCTTGCAAAGCATTGCTCAAACTGGTGCAAGTTTTGAAGACTTGCGTAGTTCACTGAATGCAGTATTTGGCAGTATAGAAGAAGGCTCAGCCGCATTTGACAGAGTCAAAAAGTTTGCCAAAACAACACAATTCAGTGTGCAACAACTTACCAAAAACTTTGTACAGTTAAAAGCCGCTGGTGTAGAACCCACAGAAAAATTATTAAGAACATTTGCTGATGCGGCATCTGTGACCACAGATGAACTGGGTGCTTTCCAGTCAATGATTGATTTGGTTGCTAGAACAACAGCAGGTGGTTTAGGCTTAGAAGAATTAAACAGACTAGCAGACAGAGGTATTCCTGTATTTGCTATCCTAGAAGAAAAATTAGGTTTAACCAGATTAGAAATATCAGAAGTAGGTAAAACAGCAGAAGGTGCTAGACAGATTATTGCCGCACTAACTGAGGGTTTAGAAGAACAATTTGGTGGTGCCAGTTTAGCAAGAGCACAAAACCTCAACCAAATACTAAACAATTTAGGTGATGCCACTGATGACCTCAGAGACTCATTATTCCAAGCAGGTTTTGGTAGATTTTTCAAAGTACTGGCAATTGGCTTTGGGTCATTTGTAGAAGAAATTACCAAATTAGTTTCAGATGACAGTTTAAATGATTTCTTTGATGGACTTGCTGACAGCATATTCAAAGTTATCAGTAATGCATTATTGGCAGGAGCCGCAATTTATGATGCTCTTGCTCCTGTATTCAGCATTGCCTTAACGGGTCTTAAGAACCTCATAGGATTTTTAGATGGTTTACCAGCAGAATTAAAAGCAATAGGTATCATAGGATTTTTATTCTTAGGCACTAAAGGCAAATTGATTATTTTAGCCATTACACAAAGTGTTGACATTGTGTTAGGTTTAATCAATAAAATTATTGGTGCTTTTGAATGGATGGTAAACAAAGGTGTTGATGCTATCAACACACTGATAGAAGCATACAACAAAATACCAGGTCTAGATGATATTGATTTAGCAGAAAAAGTCACATTTGGTAGAATTGACATAGATGAGGCCAAAGAAAAACTAGGTGAACTAAGTGATAAACTTTTTGATGCTATAGGACTAACCAGCACATTCACAGAACAAGGAATGACGGGTGCAGTAGGCAACGCATTAGACAATGCTAGAGCCGCAGTAGAAAAGTTTTTAGCAGAATATGGAACACAGTTAAATAAATTAGATCCTAAAAAAGATGGTGATGGTGATGGCACAGAAGGTTCTAACACATTCAGTGCTGGCTGGGCTAGAGCATTTGAGGAATTCCAAACCAATGCACAAGACGCCGCGGCATATGGAGAAAACATATTCAACACATTCACTGATGGTATCACAGATGCCATAATGAGCTTTGTGGAAACAGGCAAACTCAGTTTCAAAGATTTATTTAAATCACTGTTAGCAGAAATTATCAAATTCCAAACAATGAGAGTTGTTAGTGGATTCTTCAGCATGTTTGGAGGCGGTGGCGCTGGCGGTGGATTGTTTGGCAGTTTATTTTCTGGAGGTAAAGCAACAGGTGGATATATTCCAAGTGGAAGATTTGCCATAACCGGGGAAGGCGGCCCAGAATTAGTACGGGGGCCAGCAACAGTTAGTTCACATGAAGACAGTCTATCAATGTTAGGCGGTGGAGGTGGACAAGCAGTTACATACAACATCAATGCTGTAGACGCTTACAGTTTCAAACAATTAGTAGCACAAGATCCAGAATTTATATACAATGTTACTAGAGTAGGACAAAGGAGGATGCCAGCATAATGGGAATACAAACAATCATAGATAGAGCAAGTTTTATCACAGTAGATAAGAAAAAACTTGCAAGCCAAACAATTTCAAGAAGTGGTAAATTGTTGACTGCAGAAGTTACCAGTAATAGACCATATAGATTCATTGTGGGTGTAAATGCAGGATACAGTTACAGTGATAACAGAGCAGTGTTAGAAGAATTAGACAGTTTAGATATCACCACAGAAGAAAATGTAGATATTGGATCAACAAACACAGGATTAAGTTATATCACAGCATTGCAAGGCACACTAGGTGGTTCACCAACTATCACAAGTGCCAGCAACGGCAACATAGTGTTAAACACAATCAGTGCAACTGGATCAGGTGTAGCACTCAAAAAAGGTGACTTCATACAACCAGCAACAGGTTATAGATATCCTTATCAAGTAACAGCAGACGTTACTTGGAATGCAACTTCAATCACTGTGCCAATACACAGAAACTTTATTGATCAATCAGGATATACACCTGCAGGTAAAAATGTGTTGTTAGGATCTAATGTGTCATGGTATGTTAAAATGACCAATAAACCCACTTACACAATCATACCCCATGATAGATTTGTGTTAGACAGTGATGTAGAATTAGTAGAGGTTATCACTTAATGGCAACCACAATCACACCAGTAACACTTCCTGAAGTAAAACATTGTTTGCTGATTGATTTAACATTGGATGCAAATGTTTATTATTTGAGCAGTGCATGGAAACCAATAACATATAACTCAAACAGTTACACTGAACTGGGTGCATTTTTGCAAATAAGTGATTTCACAGAAGATATCAAAACCACAAATGGTGATATCACAATTGGATTAAGTGGAATACCAAGCAATGAAGATTACATGGCAGAAGTATTAAATTCACCAATCAAAGGTGGAGAGGTCACAGTTTATAGAGCATTTTTCAATGATGATTACAGTGTAGATAGTGCTAATGTGTTTCAAAGATTTAGTGGTATAATAACAAATTTCACAGTAGAAGAAACAGAAAACATTCTAGATGGTGAACTCACAAACAGTATAGCAGTGAGTTGTGCCAGCATAAACACCATTTTAGAAAACAAGATTGCAGGACAAAGAACTGCTCCCACAGACAGAGATAAATTCTATCCTGGAGATCAAACATTTTACAGAGTTCCAGAATTACAGAACGTACAGTTTGACTTTGGTAGAGAATACACTGGAGGCTCTGGATATGGAGGTGGTGGCGGCCGTGGTCCAGGCGGAGGCGGAGGCCCAGGCAGAGACTTTGGTAGAAACTTCCAGTTTAGATAGTATGATTAGAACAGCAACAATACAAGATTTTGACAGAATAATGGAGATGATGATAAATTTTGCCAATTCATCACCATTTTCTGCACAACATAATCCACAATACAATGATCAGTATGTGAGAAGATTGTTATGCCAATTTATACAACAAGGTGTAATATTGGTAGGAGAGATCAAAGGTGAGATTCAAGGCATGTTGATTGCAGGAATAGCACCAGATGTTTGGTTACCAAATGTCAAAGCAATGAAAGAAATTGCTTGGTGGGTAGAACCAGAACACAGAGGTAGCAGTTTAGGTTATAGATTGCTCAAAGAATATGTTAAATGTGGTGAAAAAATGGTAGAAAAAAACATAATTGACACTTTTACGCTCACAAACATGGAAATTTCACCAGATTTTAACTTGAAAAAACGTGGATGGCGTCCAATTGAAACAAATTATGTGTATGAGGGTGTGTAGATGGCAGTTTTTACAGCAATAGCAAGTGCAATAGTAACAGCATTAGGTTTTGGTGCAGGATTTGGCGCAACATTTGCCGCGGCAATGACTTTTAGTGGTGCAATTGGTATAGGTACCAGTTTATTAGCGGCTGGTTTAGCAGTTGCAACAGCAAAAGCATCAGGATTATTCAAACCACCAGGTGTACAACAAGCAAAAGACCCAGGTGTTAAAGTTCAGTTAGCACCTAGCACAGACAACAGAATACCAGTGTTTTATGGTAGAGTAAACACAGGTGCCATCATGGTTGATGCAGGTATCACCAATCAAAACAACACCATGATATATGTGATGGTTATAGGTGAAAAAACAGATTCAGGATCATACACATTACGCAGTGTAAAAAGAGGTGATGCCACACTGAACTTTAGTGGTGCAAGTGTTATATCAATCACAGACCCAAATGCCACATCATCAACCAGAGTAAATGGCAAAATGCGTATGAGAGTGTATGCAGGTAACGCACAAAGTGATGCAAACCAAATATTTCCTACAACAGGAACACCAGTAGCGGCACAAACATTGTTGTCAACAATTAGTGCAACAACAAATTATGAAGACCTAGTGTATGCAGTATTTGAAATGGACTATGATCCAGAAAACGGTTTAACACAATTAGGCACACTCACTTTTGATATTGAAAACACACTACATGAACCAAGTAACGTGTTGTTAGATTATTTGCAAAATGATAGATATGGTGCAGGACTTGCAAACACTGATTTAGTGATAAGTTCATTTGATGACATGTATGATTACTGTAATATCAATGGCACTTATGGTAATGTTGATTATATCAATACATCAAATGTCACAGCATATCACAGCAGATGGCAAATTGATGGTATGATATCAACATATCAAGATGTAAAAACAAACATAGACAGAATTTGTCAAAGTAGTGCTACTTTCTTTACATATGACAACAAGTCAGGTAAATTCAAGGTTGTGCCAAACAGAGCAGAAACCTTAGCAGAAAAAGCAAATGCTTTTGTGTTCAATGATGACAACATATTGAGCAAAATATCAATCAGTTCAACAGAATTATATTCAATGTACAACAGCATTGAAGCAGAATATCCTAGACTGGATAACCAAGACCAAACAGACATTGTTATAGTAAGCACACCTGCAGGTGATAGAAACCCAAATGAGCCTGATAATCCTCTGCAAACAAGATATGAACTAGTAAATGACAACACCAGAGTACATAATTTAGCAAACATTGATTTGCGTCAAAGTAGAATCAGCACAATGTTGGAATTTGATGCATCATATGAAGCATTACAGGTAGATGTAGGTGATGTGGTAAAAGTCACAAACAGTTTATATGGTTATAATGAAAAATTATTCCGTTGCATGAGAATTGCTGAAATGGAAACACCAGAAGGAATGCTTAAAACCAAAGTGGTGTTGATGGAATATGCAGATTCAGTATATGAACACAATACCATACAAGCAAAAAGTGCTATTGGATTACCAGGTATTCCAGGATGGTGGACAGGTATTTGGGGTAATGCAATCATTGACATACCGGGCAACATTATTATCACAGATCCTGGTAACGCAAATGCAAACATATATGATCCAGGCAATGGTAACATTGTTGGAAATGTAGATTATGGTAATATTGATTGGGCAAACATCAACATACCCGGCATAGATAATACAGATCCTACAGATCCCACTATCACAATTCCAATTACCACACCAAACATACCAGGTGTTGAACATATCTGTATTGATTTGGGTTATGTAACACCTTTTGGACAAGGAGGAAATACCTGTTTCACAATACCACCACATGGAGGTGGCACATTTGAACCAGAAACAAACACAAATGTGACCATACCGGTTCCTCCACTTCCACCTGTTGATCCTAGAGTTCCAGGTGGACCTCAACTGCCTAGTTTCAACGTTGAATTGGGCATATTTGGTGTAGGTAACGGCGGTAATTGGAAAACAGAAACAACCACTATTCCAAATATCAATATATCTCAAAACACTGGATATATTTCAAACAAAGACATATTAGATATTGGTGTTGCACTGCAAGTGGATGAAAACCCAGCCGCTAACACCACAATGGTATACGCCGCGGGTGATCCAACAGGAACAGAATTGATCACAGGTGCTAACAGTATATTTGAACCAGCAACAGTGATACCACTAGGTGGTATTGACTATGGTGAATACACCACATTGAATTCAGTGGTGCCTTTTGGTAGTTTGAATGTTACAAACGGTGCAACTTTAGCATTCCAAGTGGGTAACAATGTTGCATATCAAGAAGTGCATGAAGCCAACTTAGAACCCACAGGACTCATTGTGTATGATAACCAGTTTGGTGAAGGTATTATAGCATCATTTGACACTGCTATACCGCCAGTGTTATCAGATAACTTCAGTCTTGAAATTTCACCAGACAGAGGCAACGCAGCCGCTACAGAGGCAAACGTGGTCACAACTGGTAAAAAATATTTGCCAGCAAATATCACCATACAACCATATGGTAACACCAGTTTGGATCAAACAGGCACAGGACAAAGAGGTTTTAAATTTAAAGGTGACTTGATCAGAAACAACAAAGGTGATGGATATAGAGATTTAAGATAATGAGATATGTATTTTATAACAGTGAAACTGGCTATATTTACAGTGTAAAAAATTACACAAAACAGAGCCATGCAGAGCAAAATTGTGCGGCAAACGCAAGGTTTAACATGACATGTAAACCTGAAAGTGTTATTGGTGCAGTGGATAATCCTAACAACTTCCGTGTGAATGTTAGTGTTGATCCACATGTGGTAGAAAGCAAACCAGGTATACAACCTGTGCCTTTTTGTGAAGAATGCAGAACAATGAGAAATTATAGGTTAAGTAAAAGTGATTGGACACAAGCCGCAGACTCACCACTATCAGCAGAATTAAAAGCACAATGGGCCACATACAGACAAGCACTCAGAGATATGGATATTGACAGTTGTCATTGTTGGGATGATGTAGTGTGGCCAACAACGCCTAGTTTAAAATAATAGGAGAATAAATGCCTTTAGGTAGTAGCAAGTTTCAGAACAAAAATGTACAGTTAGGTAATGGACCAGGAATACCTATCAACACTGCTGTGACTATAAATTTAGTGTTCAGCGGCAATACTACTCATGCTAACAGTAGTACGTGGCAAAATAATTTTGAAGTGCTTGATGCTACCACAGTAACATATGATATAGATACAAATTTTGTAAATGTCACAATGGATTATGAATTTACAGGAGTTGTAACAGGTGATTTTACTGATGCAACTATAGCTGGAAATATCACAACAGATGCAAACGGCAATGCTACTATCACAAAAACTGTTACCAGCAGTGGTGGGCACAAAGAAATTGATTTTAGATTGATAAGACCTAATAGCAATGTTACAGTAGCAAATTCTAACACTGTATTTTTGTATGAAGTTACACCTATAACAATAAGTGGCGGTGATACAGAAGTAGTAGCCAATGTTTTAGCAGAATCAGATAGTGATGATAGTGCATATAGCAATGCAGATATAAACAAAGGCTATTTAATTGCTAGTAAAAGACATGAATTTACATCAAATGGCAATTCTACATTGACAGTAACAAACTTTGGTAATTATGATGGCAATGCTAATATTTGGCACAATCAATATTATGTAAATGCAAATGCAACAGGTAATGTATACTCAACAACTCAAGAAAATTATTGGGATGAAGGATTGTGTTTCAAAGGAGTAATTATTGGTGCAGGTGGTAGATCATATAGCAACTCAGGCTACGGAGGTGGCGCAGGTGCAGGTGAACTTGGTCTTTTACGTTATCCTTTAGCAAATGTTTCTGCAGGAACATACACAATGACAGTGGGCACTAGAGCCGGAGATAGTAATACTGTTATTTTTAATGGAACTGCATCATTAAGTAGACTAGCAAGAGGAGGCGGTGATGGATCATTAAACCCATCAGGTGGTGGGTTTAATGGCGGCAATGGAGGCGGTGGTGGTAATGGCACGCCTGGTTATGCATTCATATCTCTTTCACCATATGAAACAGATTTAGCGTACAATGCTTCTAATGTTGCATTTCCAAATAACTTTAAAGAACATGTTATATTTGCTGGTGCTAATGATGGCAACGGTACTAAAGGCGGTAGTGCATTTGGCGGCTATGGCAGTGATACTAACAGTCCATATGGATATGAAAATAGACAAATTGCAGAAGGACCTGAAGTACCAGAAAGGAGACCAGGACTTCCACTAACAAGATCTTGGAACTTTAATATAAGACGCGGCACAGACCAAGAAAATTACTATTATTATTTCCATGCTAATTCACCATTTGTAGACGGTAATCCTACCGGGGGCTCTTTTAATTTGGGTAAAGGTGCTCCTCAACCAGGTACTTATGAACCAACAGTAACTCTTCAGCCAGGTGATGGATACGCTACTACTGGCCCATTTGTACAAGCAGGTGATGGACAAGACGGTGGAATATATCTAACTTATCCATATAGACCCGCTTATAGGTTTGTTACAGCACAAGATTTGAGCTAAACAGATAAATATAAACAAATAATATAATGCTTGTAATGCCTCAGTGTTACAGGAATTTCCCTTAGGAGAGAAGTATGGCAGGTAGAGTC